TGACTCTCGTCTTTTTGGAATCAACCCTCTAGACCACTTAACAAGTCGAGGCGGTAGAACCCCATGATTAAATCTACTATAATTATGAAATCTCTTTTACTTAGAAAGGGCGATGGTAATTATAATTTATTTGCTGGTCAATTACAAAACCTAAGGTATCCACCTCCCGAAGCGCATAATTCTGACCCCAATGGAATGGATATTCCAGCGTTTGCTCACACTGGCGCTCATGGAGAAAATGAATCAGGTATTCCGGGCGTAGGTCATGTATATCCGGGCAATTGGAAAATAGGTATGCATGGAGAGGAAATATACGCTGATGAATCCGGCGGAGAACACATGCATGGTATTGACGGAATAATACGTGCAGTTGGGGACTCTTTGTTAGAACATGGGATAAAAGTGCCAGCAAAAGATGTAATTCAAAAAGCCATAGATATGCATAATCAAGACCATAAAGAAGATAATCATTTACCTAATGTAGATAGTGTTGCTTGGAGAAAAATGCATTTAGCACCATTACAAGAGCAAGACCATAGAGTGAGAAGTAATTATACTCAAGATGGTAATTTAATTACAAATTATACAAACAGTCACGGTGATAAACATAGATTCGGCACATATCTAGAATCTTATGCTGTACCTTTCAATAATCAACTTGGAGAAGTTATGGCACAACTGGGACACCCTAATCCGCAAAAACATAGTTGGGTAAAGAAACCTTATGTAAAACCACATAGATTACATTTAGTTCCTGATGGAGAAGGTGGAATGCAATTCGGAGCACAAGCAGTTGATTCCGGTAAAATGCAAGATGGTAGAATACACGGTAATCAAGCGGCAAAGTGGGGCGGGAGAATGCCTGATACTAGAGCCTTTCAAAATATTTCATCTTGGGGGATAGCCCATCATTATCCTAACGTTTACTATATTCCTCAAAGTGATGCTGCCCCTAATGCAAGAAGACAAATAAGACAAAAAACAGTTGATAGTTTTCTACATCACATGGCTCAAGCAAGTGGCGTAGACAGAGATGCTGCTATGAGTAATTTAGTAGTTGATAGCGCGGCTGCTAAAAAACATTTAGCAAATATACCGGGTAAAATAAACGGTAAACCACTAAAAGCATTATTACAAACACGTGAAGGACAAATAGAAGCGGCCAACTACTTATCTCAGTTTCCAGCATTTCAAGCAGTTTACGGTGAAAATAGAAGACCGACTTTTGATGCTGATGGAAATATAAAACAAGGCGGCTCTACTGTTGGTAGAATGAATCATCTATATGGGCAAAGATATGGAGATACAGCAGAAGAAGGAAAAGGGCTTGACCATTTTATGAGTCATAGCGATAGGATTGGTGTAGAACATCAGTTGAATGGAAAAATTGGTCATCATAATAGAGCAAAAGATGCATGGAGCAACGTTGTACTCGCAGCATCTCAGGGAATCAATCACACGGAAGATGATTTATCGCCTGAGGATTTACAAGCAGCGAATATTAGATTGTACGATACACCTGAAACAAGAGCGGCTGCACCTAATGTAAAAATGATGTTAGACCATTTGTTCCATACTCACACCATAGCGGGAGGGCATGAAAGAAAAGAAATACCCTCACAAGAAGAATTACAACAACTACAACCGATTGTAGATAATATAATTCAGGGAGGTACACATGAAGATAGAGGGCAATTAGGTGTACCTGAACATATTAGATATTCAGACATGGCATCGTCTATGACACCAGTTGGCGCGTCTATGCAACCCGAAGAAAGTACATTAAAACCTAGAGCGGGTAACGAAAAAGGTATATCCGGCGCACCTGTTCCATCTTCCGGCGGTGCACCTCCGGCTGCAACTAGTGGTGCGCCACCACCTCGGCCAGCACCTCAACCAGCGCCGATGCAAGATACGGGATTTTACCCTCAACAAATGACAAGAGAAAGAGGGCAAAGAATAACACAACCTCAATCTTTGAATCTAACGCCGCAACAAATGCAAAGATTACAATTTGCTAGTGCACCTCGAAGTCAAGTAGCAGATGTAATGAGTCAGTCGGGTTTACCTGAGAGAAGCATAACACCCGATAGAATGCAACAATTTCAACAAAACGTTGGTGACCCTTATCAGCGTTTTATTACTCAATATGCAAAAAGCAGCGACAATCCTAGTGCAGCAAAAGACAGACTAATTAAAGCAGTAGAAATATTACAAATAGAAGATGCTCGAAGAGATGATGAAATCATCAAGCATTTACCTTCTAATAATTTAAGCGTGGATTCTATTACAGACATTCTTTACTTAGCGAAAATGCTAGACATCACATCTATGGATGTTAGTACAATATTAAACACTAAGGGCGATTGGGAGAGAATATCTAAGACATACGGATACTCTGATAAAGTAGTTAAAGTGGTCAAGGTTTCATTCGGGGGTGTCTAAATGGGTAAAGTTTACGTTATTAGAAAACAAGAGTCAAACTCTATGCTTTCTAACGCATCTATGGCTTATAGCCCTAGTAGTGGAACACAACTTATGGTTGGTACTAGTCCTGAAAATGTAAATTATTCGCAGTATGGAACTTCTAATAGTAATCAACGTCAATTAGCACAAAGATATGGAAATCTAGGAAGATATGCTAGATATGGAATGGCGGGTCTTGGGGCATTAAACTCATTTTACAATACTACTGCAAGTGGTCAGCCCGGTGCAATTAGTTCTCTTGGTAGTGGTGCTTTGAGTGGGTATTACGGTTCTCAAGGACTAGAAAATGTAGGTGCTAAGTTTGGCGGTCGCGTTGGTGTAAGAAGAGATGCTAGAGAATCTAACGAAGCGTATGACGAAGCCAAAAGAGAAAATGAAAGAAGAATGGTAAATGTAACTGATGCAAATAATAGAGTGACTGGGGCACTTTCCAATATTGCTAGTCCTAAACAAAAAACATTAACACCTGCTAATTCTACTCAACAATCGTTATTAGATAATTACGGAAAACAAAGAAATAATGCTTTCAAAATACAAGATTTAAGAGGTTAAAATGTCTAAGAATAAGGAAGAAATGGATACCTTTATTCTTAATATGGATAAAGAGATGTCTAAGAAATCCTTCAAGTACTTCTTTGTAGATATGCTAGGTTTCATGTATAATCACCATCACGAATCTTGGAAAGAAGGATTAGAAGAATCTCAGTATTTTTGCGTTAAAGCGTCGAGAGACCACGGAAAATCTGTTTTCTTTATGATGTATGCTTTATGGTTAGCCGCATTCAAACCTAATACTCACGTTATGATATTCTCTCATTCTCTTGAACAAACTCTTGAACACATGCGCTTTGTACGTAATACAATAGAAGGACACGATATACTTAGAGATTTGAAGCCACAGGGTAAACCTTGGGCTAAATCTTACTTCGAGTTTTCCAATGGTAGCCGTATGATGGCAAAGTCAGTTGGAGGTGCTACACGTGGTTTCCACCCTGACATTGTTGTATGTGACGATATTCTATGGGGTACTACTGCGAGTGAACTTGCTAAAACAGCAGATTGGTTTTACGGTGTTTTGTTACCTGTACTTCACCACAGTAGTAAGTTAATGATGGTAGGAACTCCTTTCAGTTACAACGATTTATACGCTGAATTAGAACAAAAAGAAACTTTTAGAGTAGAAACTTATCCAGCGATAAACCAAGAAGGAATTGCGTTATGGCCTGAAAGATGGGATTTAGAATCTTTAGAGAAAAGAAGAATGTCTATGCCAGCAATACAGTTTAGCCGTGAATACTTATGTGAGCCGATTCACGATGTAGCGAGTATGTTTCCCGGCCCATTATTAGAAAAATGTAGAGACCCTAAACTTGTTTTGATTGACAGGGCTGAAACTTTCTATGACGAGGAAGGTGAAGCAAACGGTGTTTTCGGTCAACATTTTGTAGGTCACGACCCTGCTATATCGTCTGATAAAAATGCCGATTTTACTGCTATAACCGTGATGCGACAAAAGCCCGGAGATACCTCAAAAGAAATAGTCCACGTAGTGCATGAGAGAGGCATGTCATCTATGGCTCAAAAAAGAATGATGGTATTGTTGAATAATCGATTTAGTCCTGATTTAATTCAACTAGAAGGTAATAACTTTCAACGTATGTTAGAACAAGAGATGAGAGAGTTAAGAGCAGATATGCCAATTAGAGTATTTATGACTACCCGTACTCGTAAAGAATCATTGTTTATGAGTTTATTACTTGCATTTGAACAAGGGCATATTAAATTACCATATGGTGATGAAAGGAGTAGAGCCTATACTCATAAAGTAGAACAAGAGTTGAATAGATTTGGGATGCAGAAAAATGGTAAGTTGGAAAGTGTAGGCGTACACGATGACTTGGCGATGAGTTTAGCACTAGCAAATTGGGCATCTAAAGAGTTCAAAGGAAGCGTTACACTCTTAGATGATTACATGCCCGGATTTGATGAGTGGTTTAAGGGTGGAAGCAAAAATGACTCGATAATGATACCGTAGGTGAAGAAGATGAACGATACAATAATGAAAGATGAATTAGAAAATAATACTTTTTGGATAGAAAACTGGGTGTACTGGGGTAATTAAAATGAATACCTTTTCTAAGAATAACGATGGTTGGTTTGAAGCCAATTTAGGTTATTCTGCGACTGATTTAGTTCATCGGCTCAGAAAGGCTAGAAGAAACAATAAAGATGAAAAAGAGTTTATTGATAAAGCCATAGAAGATATACGGGCTATGAAAAGTATGGAATTAGATGCTACTCTAAAAATGCATAGTTGGTGTGAAGGGTACTCTGATGTCATAAAAGAATTAGGAATGTCTGACAATAACATGAAAGCCTTGAGAAAGTTTGGCGATTCTCGTAAAGTTAGTTTACAAAGAGCCTGTCACCAATGGCAAAAAGCAGACGAGGCTTTGAAGATGCTTGAAGAATACGAAGATGTATGGCAAGACGAACAGAAAAAAGCATGGGTAGCCGCAATGGATGGGAAAAGAGATGCAAGGAAAGTATGGAAAACTACACTTCATCAAATGGATAGACTAAATGAAAAAGACCGAGAAGCCTTAGTAAAAAGTGCTGAAATACTTTTAGAAAAAGGTACTATGAGTGGTAGGACACTATTCGCCAATCTATACGACAGAAATATACTACACAAAAGTATGACATCTATGAAATTGGCAAAACTACTCAGTATGTATGGGGAAGAAGTGGATATTATGGCCGGAGCATCTAGAGGCACATTTGTAAAAATGGATAGAACTGGACTTATCATAAAAGACCCATGGGCGTATGCTGCGGGTTTCTTAGATGCAGATGGGTATATCACGATTACAGGAAGAGGTGAACCTAGAGCCGGATTTATTGCCACTGGTACAAGAGGAAAAGTACATTGTGAACAGTTGCAAAAAACTCTAGATTGTGGTGTTTTACAATTAGACCAAAAAATATACAAAGATAACCAAAGGAGTCAACATAGACTACAATTTTATTCTAAGGCAGATATTAGTAAATTATTGAAAGGTATACTACCGTTTCTAGAAATGAAGAAAACACAAGCAAAAGCGGTTTTAGCATACATAGAAGAAAACGATGGCTTGAAGAAAGAAGAATTAAAGAAAGTTGTAAGATACTACAATTGGAGCGATGATACCAATAAGTCGAATGCTCTCCTTTCAGAATGGGGAGTGCAAGCCGACGATATAACAAAGTGGGCGGAGGCGATATAATATGGCAGAAGAACAAGGAAGAATAGGCCGATTAATTTCTGCATTAGGTAGCCCGTTTAGAAGTAGAACTACTCCTGAACCGCAAATGCCGCTATATACAACTGGTATTCAAGAACCTGTATTAGCACAAGGTATTACTATTCCAGCGCTTTATGCGGTATCTCAAGAAAACTTAATTCTTAGAACTGTAATTTCTAAACTAAGCCAAGAGATATTTAGAAGAGGTTATTATTGGGAGAAGAAGTTTCAACACAAGTGTAAAGATTGTGGCGAAGAATATACACATGAAGTAGAAAGTTGTAACTTATGTGGTGGTGAACTAAAACAACCCGATGTACAACAACTAATTTATCCTAAATGGTTGCTAGAGCAACAAAACTCTATGGAACAAGATTTTATGCATGTGTTGCAAGAAATAGAAAGAGACTTAGAAATAGTAGATGATGCTTTCTTGATTTGTGTAAAAGAATACTTCGTAGACCCCGAAACATCAGATATTAAGTTTTACAGAGTAAAAGAACTAATTAGAGGCGACCCAATCTTTATGAGAATTATATCTGATAAACGTGGTGTACGTGGAGGCAGATACAAAGTTTGTCCTCTTCATAGAGACCAAATCTCCTATCCGGGTCAAGACGACAAGTGTGAAGTCTGTGGTAATAATATGCAAGAGGCGCACTATGCAAATATGGCAGGTAGTGGTAAAACTCAATATTATTTAGAAGGAGAAGTAATACATATTAGTAAATACAACCCATCTAAGTTGTATGGTAGAAGCCCCGTAAACACAATGTGGAGACAGGCAATGACTCTTACAGCAATGGATAATTACATGTATACGTCTTATCAAAAACGTAGAAGTCCAAAAGGTATTATTTCCGTAACCACAGATAATCTAGAATCAATGAAATCGTTTTGGAAAGGCGTTGACGAAAAAATGGAAAGAGACCCTCACTATATACCTAAAATCGGTATTGAGAGTCAAACTGGTAGAGGTGGGGTGAATTGGGTTAAGTTCATGGATACGTTAGAAGAGATGCAGTATATTCCTGTTAGAGATGAAATGCGTAATAGAATAGCAGCATTCTTTGGTGTGAGTAGTATCTTTATGATAGATAGTGGTAAATCGGGTGGATTAAACAATGAAGGTATGCAAATCCTTGTAACTAACAGGGCTGTTGAGTTTGGTCAGAAAGTATACACACAAGTTCTATTCCCTAGAATGTTAAACCAAATGGAAGTAACCGATTGGAAATTAACTCTTTATCCGAACGAAGAAGAAGATGAAATTACTCGTCTACGAAGAGATGAAATGGAAGTTAATCTTGCGCAAAGAATGATGATGCTTGGATACAAGCCTGAATTAATGGAACAAGGAGATAGAGATATACGATTTACTTATCGACAAATGAATGAGCAACAAGACGGTGCACCTCCGATGCCTCCGGGTATGCAACCACCTCAAGGAATGTCGCCCGGAAGCGGTGGACCGATGGCAGCGCAGATGGGTGCAAGCCCTCCGGGTTTGTTGGCTAATGCGATGCCGCCATCTCAGCCGGGTGGAGAAGGAATGGGTATTCGTACTCCAAGAGGTCCAGCCTCTCCTCAAAATAGAGGGAGTCCGGGCATTGGCTCGCCAGTAACTAGTGTTCAACAGCGTGGCCCTCCTAATTCAGTTGCACAAAACAATTCTCGCGCTTTAATGAACTCTAGACGGATAAAAGGCGCATAATTAAAGTAGCATCGCATACACGCAAATGGTAGTGAACCACATGGACTTATTGAAAATGCATCCAATGGCTAGAAAAATGACCGCACATAATGAGGCTTTTACTAAGGCTCTAGAAGACGGTAATGCAGACGACGCACGCCAACATCTAAATGAATTATTAAAGTACGCAACTAACATGGAAACAGACTTAGAGTTTGCAATAAAGAAAGCGGAAACAGAAGTAGTCACCCCTGACAATGGATGGGAACACAGAAGCCCAGTTCTAAAGTTTAACAAAACTGGTTCTAACTTTGACCCTTCAATGAGAGATAGACAATTAAATGGAACAATTATGTCCTCAAGAACTAATTCACAAATGAAGCCAGCAAGAGGCACATACGGACGTTATTCTCCCGGTAACTGAGGCTTTAGAATGGAAGAAGATGTAACTGAGCGTTTAATGAATGCTCTAATTTCTAAAATGGAAACCATGGATAGGGATATTCAATCTGTTCGTGCTGAAAATGCTATGCTACGAAAAGCAATGGATAACCCGCAAATAATTTTGAGAAAAGCAGGTTACGTGCCTTATTCTACGCCATTGTCGGAAGATGTTAGTGTTGATGCCTTTAGAGCAGATATGGAAACATCCTCAGGTACTATACTAAAACAAGATGAAAATAACCCTGATAAATACTCTAACGAGCAGATTCACGAAATGAGTTGGGATGACATACATGAAATGGCAGAACAACATAGAGAAGTAAAGGAGATGTATTAATGAAACCTAGATATGAAGCAGCCTCACCAAAGGCATATGAGATGTTAAGAAAAGCAGAAGAAATAGCAGCAAGATTAGATGTTCTTGAAAAAGAAGCAAAATGTCCTTCTTGCGGCATGAAAAAAATGGATTGTATGATGAAAACTGGATGCGGCTCTATGAAGAAAGGCACTCATCACAAAGAAACAAGTTTCGGTACACAGCCGGAAGGTGTACAATTTAACATAGAAACTGGCGGTCAAACATACAACGCTTTTTATCACACAAATCAAAGTCTTTTAGATTCAGAAGATATTGCTAACAAAGGTGCATCTAGCGAAAGTGTCAACTTAGACACTTTGAAAGTTAACACTCACGATACAGTAGACCGTCTTGTTGAGGGATAAGATTGAATAAAGTGTACGTCAAGAAAGGCGTTGCACAAATGGACCCATGTAAAATGTGTGGCGCAACCGCATACGAAGGTTGTAAACAAGCAAAGGGGCTTGCGCTTAGAGATTGTCCTTATTACCAAAGGTACAATACCGGAGGCTGAGAGGGAATGTCATGGAAGAAGATGCGATACAAGTTTACATCAGACACCGCACTGAATTGCTAAAAGCAATTTACGATAATACTCCACCGGAACAAGAGGTCGGAGATTATCTAATTTCTAAGATGAACTTAGAGAATCATAACATCACGTATGAAAAAATAGATGTTGACGTTGTGTGCGATTCTTTCAGTGAATATATTCTATCTAAGGCTAAAGAGAAAAAAACAGAGTTTGGCACAATGCACAACTTTAGACCAGCGATGGCTAAATCATATGGTACAGACCATAATTACCGTGATAGAGTAAAACGCGCTTGGAATGAAAACGATAATAAAAAATATAATTATCCGCTACATAGTCCACAAAAAGATGGGGAAAAATATGGTCCATATCGTGCAAGAAATATGATTCCGCACACAATGAAACACTCTATGTGGCCTGAAATTAATCCTTTTAGAATTGCTTTCGATGGTGGAAAAGAAGGGCGGGATAATTTACGTAGTAATATACCAGCATCTATTGAACCTGTAATATTTCCAGCATCGCATTACCTAGATGCTAACCCGTTTGATGAGAAACACCACCCAATTCGTAAAAGAAGAGTCGATACCGGAATGCCTGAGTGGGAAAACATGTTGAGAGAATACTATCTTTCGGATAATAAGTGGGCGGAAAAGGGTATGGAGATAGAAAACGCCCACAAGTTAGACTACAATGAAAGAGATAGAGATAAAGACCATGGTGTTTATCATGGTGTAAACAAAAACAGAAAATCAAGACAACTATCTTTCTTAGGTGGTAATGATGGGCATGAAAGTGATACTAAACATCAACATACTCTAAGGTTAAGAGATTTCAAAAGATGGCAAAAAGAAAACCCTAAACTTGTAAAAGAGTTAGAAAGTCAGGATATGGATTTAGAAGAAGCCCATTTTAACGATAGAATGAAAAAATTAGATAGTAATGATATTTTCACGGAAACGATAGAACCTAAAATTAGTAATAATCCTTATGATGATTTAGATGCAAGGGGTAGGTCTACTTTAGCCGATGCGGAAAAAATACCTCATGGTCATAGTATGGGTTGGGATACATGGAATAAAGGTTTAGAGTTTTTATCTCCAAAAGAAAGAAGTTTAGTTATAGAACATGTAGATAAATACGGTACAGACGACCCAGCGCATCAGTCTGTTACTTTACCTGATGGTCAAAGAATACACATGCATAGAATAAAAGCCAATATGCAAATGAGAAATAATGCAGAAGTAGACCATTGGACTAGAAGTCAAAAACATCCGGGTGCTAATAAGGCTAAACATATAGAAGCAAATACTGATAATACTAGACTCGGAACAGAGGGAATGGTAGCCAAAGCGCTGAAAGGTGTCTATCTAAAAGATGGTTTCGTACACGAAGGTGAGCCTTATTCGTATGAAGAAGACAATAGCGGTAAGGAAAAAAGAATAAAAAATTATGACGAAACTGTTTACCAACATCTTATGGATAAAATAGAAGACCACTATGAAGGTGATAAATTATTAGAATATCTCGAAGCGGGTGAACATGGTCCAGCACAAAGAAACTTACCACCTTTTAGCCCAAGTGATATTAAAGAGTATGAAAAAGTTTTGAAAGAAGGTGGTACGTTAAAAGAGGCTTTTGCTAAAAAATTATCAGATGGGAGTCATGTTCTCTTGAGTCCCGACGGGTTACACAAACTTGTGGGTTACAATGAAGGAGATTTATCACCGTCTATGCATCCTATGTTTAAGGGGCAAAAAGAACCTTTTTTATCGAAAGACGTGATGAAAAGGGTGAAAGAAGAATTACAAGCACACATGGGTATTGCTGAAATGGCTAAACCTATAAGAAACGCATTAACTACGTTTAGAACTCCACACGGTCCACGAAAAGATAATCCTTTATTGAAAGAAGGTGACGAAAAACATTTTTATGACCATGACGGAAAGTATAGAACCTTAGCGTATCCTTTTTCACACGCTTTTGCAAACGTTGGGGGTCACGGTAGACCTATCACTACACTAGCAGAAATCTTACATGATTTCAAAGCGCATGATTTTGAAGGAAATGTATCTGCTTTAGGAGAAAAAGCAGAAGGTGGAAGTTTAGAACCCAATTCTAAAACAGTAGGCGCATACGGACATTTACATTCTCATTACTTAGAAAATGGAGTAAGTAATCACACAAGCGCTCTAGGTATAATATCAAAAACAGACGCTACTGTACATTCTCAAAATAAAACTGGTAGTAAAGTCGGTAAAGGTAGAAACAACAAAACTAACAGTTCTGACCACGTCCATACCCGTTCACCGGGTTTAGCGCCAATATTAGAATACGGGGATGAAGAAGAGGAAGGTTGGACTGGTATTGAAGGAAAGAGTCGCACTAACAAAGAGTTAGATAAGAAAAATATTTTTTCATATAATCCGTATACAGCGACTAGCAGTGTGGGTAAAGGCGAAACTTCAATCAATATGTTAGCGGGTCATTCGCATTTACTTTCTACTATAAATCGTAGAACCTCAGCGCCTAATTCACCCGCCAATAATTTTCTCAGATACGCAGATATAGAAAACAATCCTAGTTTTCTCTCTACCGCAGATGAATTACATACAGTAATGACTAATCTTCCTACTGCGCCTAAAAAGAATGTAGCGGATGTAGTGAGTGGAAAAGACATAGAAGATTTAGAGATGTTGCAGAACGAATTAGACATAGAAGAAAATGGGGCAGGGGATTCTGAAATTATAACTTCTTTGCGAGACAAAATAAATGAAATTAAATCTAACATAGAGATGAAACAAAAAAGAGCAAGAGAGTATGGTAGACAAGCCAAAAAAATTGGTGACTTTGGTGGTGTGAGAAATATGATGGAACAGGCTCATACCGACGATAGACAAGCAGTTGCTCAATATTTTAGAACAAAAATAAAACCCGCGATTGAAAAAGAACATCCTAATGCGTTTCACCCTGATAATCCAAAAGCATTACTCAATACATTAAGAGGGGTAAAAGATGCACAGCGAGGTCTTTACATGGATGGAGACCATGGTATATCTATTCGCGCTCATCATTATTCTAAGAAAGAAGAAGATATGTCATCAGATACCCATTATAATTTAGCAAATCAAATGAAAACTTTAGGCCCATTAACAAATAACGTAATTGACCCAAGTAAACATGGGGTACAAGATGTATTAGAAATGTTAGATTTACCTAACGACGATGCTCATAAAGAACATGCGCAAAGATATTTACAAACTTAGTCCGGTCAAGTACACGCTTACAGTATAGGTCAACTTGCTACAATGAGTGGCCTTGATGGTAACCCGATGCAATGGAATCCGAAAGATAAAGAAATGTTTGAAGGAAAAGGACACGGCGATGTTCACACTCACTTAGATAATGTATTGAGAGAAGGACAGGCTAGTTTTCCACCTTCAAGACCAGCAGGTCCACACAAGAGAGCAATGGTAGATTTCAAAAGAAATCCTATATACAACGCCTTAGGGTTTTTACATCAAAATGCAAGAAATGAAATGAAGTTAGGGGGATATGGTTTACAATACCATCAAGCGCCGATACCGTTGACTAAACTTAGCAAAGTGCCTAATGCTCATAATAGAAGTAATGAAGGAACGGTATTACATCAAAGCCAAAGAGGACACTCATCATTAGAATACCATCACGCAAGAAGAAAAGATATTGCAAGTAATATTCTTTCTTTTGATACTAGTCCTGATATTGATTTGAAACCAAATGCACCTGTTGCAACTAAGAAAGAAATAGGTTGGATGACAGCGCCAGTAAAACCTCTTAGAAGTTTAGAAGGGGCTGTACCGCAAGACCACTTTACTAGCGGTTTGATGGATTGGGGATGGAACGGTCAAGCAGAAATAGGCGTAGAACACGATTACGATGGAAATATTAGTGTTGGTACAAATACCTCAGAAGAAAAGTTTCATTCTCTACCATTAACATATTTACAATCTTTACACAAAGATACGCATTCACCTCAACACGTTGAATCTATGTTAACAAATGCAGAGCCATTTCAACAAAATCCTACCCAGTTAACTCAAGACCCTACTGGTCAAATGCCTAGCGACAATATGATGAATGTTGCAAAAGCAGATTTACCAAAGGAAATACCTTTGATAGAACCTTTACATAGAATATTCGATATTAAAGATATGTCCGAATTAAGAGGTTTTACAGGAGAATGGGTAGTCTCTATACAGAAAGATGGGAAGAGATGTAAGGTTAGTAAAAAGAATGGGCGTGTTGAATTAGAAGATGAAAATGGCGTAAAACAATCTTGTGAAGATGAAATGAGAGCGTCGTTTAGAGCAGCCTGTAAGAAAAACTTTGTTATTGATGGGGTATTAAATGATGGTGAGTTTTACATTAATGACATTCTGTTATATGATACGGATGATGTAACTGAACTAACTACACGCGAGAGAATCAAAATCTTAAGAGGACAATTTGAAAGTTATCATCCTGTCTTTGTACCTAGTCCATCCGACATTAGAATCACTGATGAGGTTGGATTAGAAGATGCTGTAAAAGAATTAGGCAAAGATTCTGATAAATTATTACTACGTGATGCTAAGTCTACATACATGAAAGGTGAAGAGAAACACCCGAAGTGGGTTATGCTCGCTAAATCTGATATTACTTACCATGTTCCATTTACTATGGAGATTGATGATAGTCACTTTATTATTAGATTGCCCGAAGATGTTGTGAAATATGATATTGTAGATAATCAAGCAGTCAACCCTGTTGCTGCGATAGGAGAAATTACTGCCTCAGACTACTCGTTAAAGTTAGCAAAGAGTCTTGAGTCTTATTGGCAAGAAGGATTAACTGAATTGTTAAAAGAGGAACTAGATAGGGCTGATTGGGACGAGGATAAGGCCAACGAGGGAATGACTGATGAACGTGCTAAAAGAATAGAGCATCAGAGTGCTGGCATTCTAAAACCAAAGAAAGATAGCAATTTAATTTTGAAGCCTAATGAAATGGCAAAAGCGCTTTTACTTATCGAGAGAGCACTAGATAAGATGGAAAAAGGACATAGTAACATGGCCGGACGTGGTTTAGGAATAGATGTTGGAGGGGGTGTAGAAAGCCCACGCGGGCCTACTTCTTTGACAGCAGAACAGTCTTTACCTGATTGGGATATGAAGAAACGACCTACTGAGGACTTGGAGAAACCGGAAGATTATCCGGGTAGAAAACGAAAAAAGAAGCAAACAGCCTCGCAGTCTAGCGTTTTTGATGATAAAAACCTTGATGAGTAGTCCCGTAGCATATATGTAGTAAGGCATTACGTAGGAAGGGTTAGTGTGCTCGGTAGTAAACAACTATTCAGAACTGGCGATGAAACAATTGGTATCCTTAAGGGTGCTAATGACCTCATCGTCGCTGGCTATGCCAGTGTGGAAGTTGTAGACAAGCAAGGCGACGTAATAACAAAGGAGGCATTGAAACACGCATTTCGGAAGTTCATGGAAAATCCGTCATACAGAAACGTTCAATTGGCTCACAGTAATATACAAGTTGGAGATGTAGTACCGAATTATACAGATAACGAAGGGAGGTTGTGGAAAAGCGAAGTCGATGATGTCGGAATGTTTGTGGTAGTAAAACTGCGTGACGACATCGAGAAAGCAAAAGAGGTTTCAGCAGAAATCAGAAAAGGCGTTCTCAGAGGATTCAGTATCGGTGGTCAAGCGTTTAAGAGAGTCAGAAAATCAGACCCAAAACGAGGAGATTACCAAGAAATTAGTAAACTGGAACTACACGAAATAACGATTTGTGAAAAAGGCATCAATCCCGAAGCAACATTCAGCATACTCAAAGAAGATAAAAATAACACGGAAGTGAATAAATTGACAGAAACAGAAAACGATAATGAAATGATGAAACAACTTGGCAGCGTACTATCTCGTTTAGAAGGTAGGCTTGACGATATGGAGAAAGGCGAAATGCCACCAGCATTGAAAGAGGCTATCGCTGACAAGAAAGACGGTAAGAAAGAAGATGCAAAAGATGACAAAAAGAAAGAAGATGCTGATGTAGAAAAGTCAGAATATTCTGATGTTATCACATCTGACTATCTTAACTGGATGGAAGACACTCTAAAGAGTGCTGGAGTTGACACTGCTGAGGCACGTGTTCACTTTGATAACCTAGAAAAAGCAAATCTAGGTTCTACACCCGAAGAATGGGATGCAAACTACGAACAACACACTGGGCAAGTAAAAGGTCGAGTACAAGAAGATGGAAAACCATCTACTAACGCTTTTGGTAAAACAACTGGAAGTGCTGGTGACGTTAAGAAATCAGATTTCATTAACCCTGCAACATTATCAGACTCAGATATCGAGTCTGCATACGAAGTATACAAAGCGGCTGCTCTTGAAGAAGAGTTCCGTGGCTCTCTAGAAAGCAACTTTGCTAACAGATACGCTTCTGAGCGTTCAGCAGAAATCGCAAAAGCGGAAGCAGCAGCATACGATGCACGCGGTCCTCTAGACGAGATAACAAAAGCAATTAGTGCACTTTCAGAGCGCATTGAAGCAATCACTACTCCAGCAGAAGCCGGAGAAGCAATCACAAAATCGGAATCTACTGCACCAGCAGTAACTGTTCCATCAACGGAGGATTTGGCTAACATGTCATGGGATGAAGTTCATAACTTGGCATCAAAGGCTTTCGAGTGAGATTAGATATTAAAAAATAAAAGGAGATAAAGAAAATGGCACGAAATTATGTACGAACAATAACTGACATGGAAAGATACTACTATGGAGCAGGTAACGCAATGGGTTACTCATACTCCGGTAGTGAATTACTCAAGGCCGACAGCCCTATGCTGTCAACAACAGGTGGAACATACCAAGCAATCTATGGTCGCAAAGTATGGTCACAATTGAACCAAGAGTTCAATGCATTCTCTATACTACCAAAGAAACCGTGGGATAGAAGCGGATGGCGCGTTATCACTGGCAGACCAAATGCTGGTGCAATTACTGGAAGCGGAGTTGCAGAGAACGCAACACTACCTGAAACAATCAAACCTACATTCCAACATGTAGCAGCAAAACCAAAGACTATCGCACACACATTCGATATGTCTGAAACTGCAATCTTCCTTGCTGACAAGGATGACGGAATGGGAGACATACGCTCTGTAATGAAAGAGGAAATGGGTAAACATCACGCTGAGGTAATCAACAAAATGATGTGTACTGACGTAGATACAGTCGCAGGTAACAACTTCGAGTCTCTTGACCGAGTTACTTCCGGTTTCCAAAACAGTGCAAACGCAACAACTGGACTTAGTGCAGCATCAGGACACGTTAGCGCAGATGGGGATATGGATATGTACAGTATTGACAGGAGTGCAAACTCATGGTCAAACGCAGAAATGAGTGTTAACGCTTCTAGCGGTACACCTACTGACAGAACACTATCTCTAGACTTACTAGACGAGATGTTCCAAAAGATGTGGATTCGTGGTGGAAACCCGAAAGTCATGCTAACTGTTTCCTCTTCTC